TCCTACTTTCATCTTAATACCTGCTTGTACTAATTGACGTTGTAGTGTTTCTATTGTACCATCTTTTTCTTTTACTAATTCTTGTACAGATTGTAATTGACCTTGCATTTGAGAAAGCATAGACTTTCTTTCTACAATTTTTTCTTTATTTCTTATATCTGTTTCAGATAACATTGCAATATCATCAATTAATCCTGCTTGATACCATCTAAAGTATTCTTCTAACAATGCCCATCTATTTAATGGTAAAGTTGCACCAGCGATAATTCTTACATCAAACCTTGCAGATGCATAATCTTTGTATTTACCTACTGCTTTTCCATAATCATTATATAGATTTACATTAATTCTTACTTCTTTTTCTTCTTGATTGTTTGCTTCTGGTTGTACAATTCTAAAAACTTTTTCTATTGTATAATGATTTTGAGCCATCATTTTAAATATACGACCTACATGCTCTAAAGCTGGTTCGGCAATACTATTCATCCACGCTTTTAATCTTCTTGTTCCAAATTCATCATTTGCAAGTAATCCTCTATATGTTTCCGCTTGATCTTGAGAGAATCCCATCATTGCAGAAGGTACACCACTAATGTACTCTGCATCTGTTTTGCCTTGTTGAACAACTGTAAAAAAAGCATTGTTAATAGGTGCTGGTTGTATTGGTGTGGGAGGGGAAAATCCTTGTCTATATTTTAATAATGCGCCTGGCGCTGAAGAATACTTTTCCCATTCATCTTCAGGTACAGATCCTTCTTCATACATCCATCTAAGATTAGAAGAAAGATTTGCATTATGTAACATTATTTGATGTGCTTTATTTATTTCTTGTTGTTTACCTATTAATGGAGTTACAGCACTCATAGCATAAGGTGTTCCTGTGTACATATAAGGCATAGGAATTATTGGATATTCACTAATAGGTATTGTTTGTTCAAATAAAAATGTATCGTCTCCTACACTACAAGTTTTAATTATCCTATTTTCATAAAATTCTACAGAATCAACTATATTTTTTTTAAAGTTTTTATCTTTTTCAAATTGCAAAAATTGTGCTTCAGACATTACTTGTTCTTTAACAATAGTAGCTTCTTCTCTTGCTTGAGATATAAGTTCCATTTCTTTTTCTTGTATACCTTGAGCAGCCATTCTTTGAGAGTTTTCTATCATTAATTTGCCTCTCTCTGGAATAACTTCTCCAGATTGGACTTGTTGTTCTACTTGTAATTGTTTTTCTATTAATTGAACTTCTATTTCTTGTTTAAATGCTTCTAATTGATCTTGAACTTGTTCTTTTAACATTAAAAGTTCTGCTTCTGTAGGTTCAACTTTTATATACACATTTCTATATTTAAATTTTTTCTTACTATATGTTTCGTAATATGGAAGTATATCCTCATCTTCAGCATCCATATTTACACCATATGTTAAATCTTCAGGTTGTATACTATCTGTAAACTCTGCATCTCTTTGAGAATAAGAAACAACATCGCTTCCTTTAGTTACTTTTTTTATTTTAGTTTCAAATTGAGGTAACATATTAATTAATCTTGCTCTAGATATATTTTTTCGTACCTGAATAAATGTTGCATCTCTAAATAAAAAGTCTCTACTAGCAGGATCTACAAATACATCATATGGATCAAGTCTATTAAATCTAACTTCACCCATTCCACGATCTGCATCTTTATCAATATCTATAAGAAAAAAACCTAATCCTTTTGTAAGAGAATCTAAAACAACTTGACTATACAATGATTTACCACAAGATAAATACCAACAATAATCTGCTATGTCTGAATGAACTTGAGCTACATCAGCATCATCACCAGTTGCTCCTACAGCTTTCCATTTAGGATTATTAGCAGTAACAAAGTATTTCATTATTTCTATAATAGGAGTTATTCTATTTATAGTAAATGTTGGCATACCAGATTCTTCTAACATAGTTTGTTCGTCTTTGGTTAATTGCTCATTAAGATAAAAATCATATCCTTTTTGACTAACTGTTTGCCATCTTTGTCTATGGGAATTGTTTGCTTTATCCCATATTTGTTTATTTACTTGCGCTTTAGATTTTTTTGTTACTCTTGCCATTTTAGTCTCTTATCTCCACATGAACTAAATCATCAAAATTATTATCGTGTATATCCCCATCACTATCCCAGTCGCCGCCCCAACGAATTTTTAATCTCATTGCTTTACCAAGACCTCTTAACATTCCACCCATATAGTGAAACATTTCTCTATCATCCCAATTAATCGGGTAAGGAGCGAGATCAACAGCTTTTCCTTGTATGTGTTTGGAATACTTAGTTTTAGTTTTCCCTTGTGCTAATAATTCCTGTTGCCGCTCCTTACTCCTCAATCCTTCAATAATAGTAACATCCATAATTTTAATAAGTTCATTTAAAACATTAACAAGTCTAGGGTCTACACCTTTTAACCTTTGCCTACTTCTCTTACCAAATTTATACATTAATATCTCTTTTTGGATTTAGGTTTGGATTTTTTTGATGCTTTCTTTTTTTTGGTCATTGACTTTTTACCATGTTTCATTTTGTACTCCTTTTATGATACTAACCAACTTTTTGCTTTTCTTTTTGGTTTAAACCAAGTTTTTTTTTCTTTATCCTTTTTCATATTTGGAGGAAAAGAATGTATTTGTGCGTAATAAAGGCTCTCAATTGTATCATCGTGAGCCATTTTAGGGCCGAAAGTAAGTATTTCGTTAATTAAATCAAACATATTTCTTCGCAAATGTACTGTTCCTGTACTAAAACGAGCCGAAAGTCCAGAATATATGCGATTTCTTTTTTGTGTTCCGCCAGGTTTTTGTGGAATAACAGATATATCAAACTTATTTAAACGTCTTCTTTCATCGTTTAATGCTTGAAAAATACTTCTATTCATTGCAACATCTTCTACAGTGGATGATACACAATTATATTTTTGATGAAGTTCTAGGATTATATCCACAACTCCTTTCTTTCCAAATAATTCACCAGTCTCAGGATTTTTAGATCCAATCGTAGGAATGCTTCTATGTCTTTCATATTCTAATACATATAGTTCATTATTCGCATCTATGCCTATAACTGTTATTACAGAAAAGTCACTATGTTTTGTATCAATATCTGTTGCTGGGTCGCAACCAATGAATGTATTAACAGGAATATCAGACCCATTTTTAACAATGTAATTAACGCCATCTTCATGTTTAAAATACCCTTCCCAATATCTTATATGTTCTCTTCTCCATATTGCATCTTCTTCAGATTGTACTTCCATCATATATTCTTGATAAAATTTTTGAGGTTGCCCTGAATCAGAATAAAACTTTTTCTTTTCTTGTATTTTAGAATATGGAAACCATCCTTCCCATAGTGGAGTTTTTTCGTCTATTAATGCTTTGTATGTAATTACTCTCCAAGCAAATTCTTTTTTATCTTTTTTAGCTTTAGCATATTTATTTAATAAATTATTTATAAAAGAATCATAATGAACAGGAGTACCATTAACCCTAAGGCGACCAGTGTGAGGTTCAATAGCAGGGTATACAACAGCAGTAACAAGGTTAGCATTTTTGTCTCTGGCTTCTTTGGTGATTGTATTTGCTTCGTGTTCAAAATCATCGAGTACAATGAGGTCGTATCTTTTGTGTAGTTTTGCACCTCCTCTAATTCCTGCAACATTGCTTTTACTAATAAGTTTACATCCATTAGAAAGTTCTATATCTTCTTCTGTCCATTTTCTTCCTTTCATTTGTCCAAAATAATATTTAATTGAATCGTTATTTTCTAAGTGATATTTAATATAATCCATATTACCTACACTTAATTTTTGGGTAGCAGATACCCATGCATAAAATAAAAAGTTTTCTTTTTTAGCAAAAACAAAGTCTTTAATAATAGATGCTTTTGTTAAAACTGTTTTACCATGTCCTCTAGGTACAATAATTGCAGTTTGTTTTACATTTCTATCATCTATTGCATCTGCTATTTCGTAATGAAAGAATGGAGTTTCGCTACGCATAAAGTCATCTGGTAAAAATAATTTGCCAAATGATATAAGATCTTTATACGCTAATTGTAATGCTTCTTCAGCTTTGTTTACGTTCCGTTTGTTTATATTTGTCATCTAAATACTTTTCTAACTTTTTAGCTTGTTTTGTCATATCTACAAAATCATTAAATACAACTTCAAATCTTTGTAGTCTATCTGCTATAAAAAAAATTGTTTTTTGTAAATCGTTTATTTTTCTTTTTAAATCATGTTTTGTTAAAGGTTTTTTAGATTTCATGTTGTCTCCATTTTTTCAGGCACAGGTAACATTTCTATTATTTTTCTCATTCTTAATATATTGCAATATGTTTTTGAAGACATACTATAAAGATTAAATTCTTTTCTTACTTTACTATTTAAATCTTTAAGCATTATAATAGCTTCGTCTAATTCCATTTCATCCGGAACATTATCTAAAAAATGTTTATTGTCTCTTTTGAACATAGTCTTCTCTCAAGTATGTTAAGTATTTACATGCTGTTTCTGGATTAAATATTGTTGTAATTAATCTATTGTCATCATCTTCGTATCTAGGATCTATAATTGTAACAGGACAATTAAATATATTTTTATCATCTAATCCTAATTTATCTGCATAACTATCCATTATTTTAAATGATGCTACTTGCAATGCATGGCTAATCAATCCACTAGAAGGACTTTTAACAACTTGGTATCCAGATACATGAGTATGCCCACAAGTAAGCACATGATCGCTCCATCCCATTTGAGCTGCTTTTGCTACACCATGAGCAGTATTCCAAATACTATTTCCTTTAAATGTGTGCCTAGCATTAACTCGTATTTCTTTACCGCTAGGGAATACAAGTCTCATCCTTGCTCCCCATTTTTCATATAGACCTTGATGATCTCTCATAATAAAATCTAATGGATCGCCATCACCTGACCAAACATCGTGATTACCTGCTACTAAGTATAACCAATTTAATTTATTTACAAAATATTCAGTAAGTCTCCATGATTCTTTAGCACTTGTAGATTGTTGCCCATACAATGCAGATAATCTTCCTATCCAATTGTTTTGTATATCACCAAGATTACCAGCAAACATTCCTTTTGTGTTATTAATTAAAGTCATGTAGTGAATAATTTGAGATAAGTCTGTACCATCATCATCTACATGAGGATCACCAAAATGTGCAATTCCTATTGGCCCATCTATGTTTATGTCAATTCTTACAAGTTTTCTATTTTCCTTAGATGTCTTTTTTTGTTTGTATTGTTTTTTTCTAAACTCAATAAGTTCTTCTATTGGTATAGATTCTGGATCTCTCTCTTCTACTTTAAATGGACTTTTTTCTAATATAGTAGGTCTAACTGTTTTTTTACCGCATGCCATACATTTCCATTGTTGTTTTTTAGAGTTAGCTCTATATAAGAATCCACTTTTATGTATATTTCTAGAACCGCAATGATAACAACATATAACATTTCCATCGCTATCTTTTACAATTCCTTGAGTTACTCCCATTTTATTCCTCGGATTTTATTTGTTTTGTTTCAATAGGTAATTGATTTCTTTTAGCGCCTTCTAATTGTTCAGGAGAAAAACCCTCAAACATACCTATTAATCCTACCTCTTTTTGTTTAATAGTATTATTAGATGTACCTATGACTTTACCTAATTCTTTTGTTGATTGTAATATAATATTATCGTCTTCACTGTAATCTGCAAGATGTTTTAATTTACTAAGAATATACTCATGGTCTATCCCTAATCCTTTTGCGACATCTAATACAGACTTTTGTATTTCTTCCATAACTCTTTCCTGTTTTAAAAGTACGGTTGCTTTTTTTCTTGCTTTTTGTTCTGAGACTTCTTTGTAAGCATTTTTATATGCTTCCACAGCTCCCATTCCTATTACTACATTTGTAGCAAATTGTTTTTCTTTATTTGTAACTTTTTTTCTATTACGAAAATTATCCGCAGTATTTTTTATTTTTGTAGAAAATGTATATCTATTAGGATGATTACTAAAATCTGTATCCATTTTTGTACTAGGTTTATTAATAAAACTACCTACTACAGTTCGTACCCATCCGTTTGCATAGTTATAATTTTTTGTATCTGAATGATGATTAACGTTTGTTTTGACTTTTAACAATTGTACAATCCTATCATCATCACTTATAACCCAATCACCTTCTTCCGCTTTTCGCCAATCTGGATGAACTATTGTATTTGGATACGTCTCTCTAAACTCGTCTATGTCTTCATAGACATAATGTTCTACATTTTTGATTTTTCTTTTTTCTGCCATTTAAATTGATATTCAGTTAATAACATAACTTGAGCAGATAAACTATCTATTAGTTCGTCTACTTCTCTAGGTACAAGGTATACTTTGTCGTCTATTTCTACAGGAACTAAATCCTGTGATAATTTACTCAGTATTTTCTCTTGTTCTGAGATTGTTAAGTTTGATAAACCTTCTATTACTTCAGACATTTTTAATTACACCTTTTATTTATCCCGACCCAACCACCCATTAATTTAAACTATTATGCAAACTAATACAAGTAGTTACCCCAGTTATTTAGTAGAAAAATTGTATGATTTTGATATGTAACCTTTTTCCCATTATATACCCCCTATATGGGGGTTTTCGTAAATAACTTTTACGTTATTTTCTATTTTAATTATTATTTTAATAATTTATTTAATTAGTCAATAAAAAGGAGAGATATTATGGCTAGAGAAATAGAAGCGCTTACAACATACGAAGACTACAAGAATCAAGCTAAGAGTCTTAAGACTATTGCATTTCATAAGTTCAGAACTGCTGATGTGCGCAGAGGCTGGGATTCTTTTACTAAGCAACAGTCTAAGAGTAAGAATGATATTAAGAGAGAACTACAAATGGATCTAGAATTTCTAAATACATTGTGTATGTCTGATGGTCATCCTTCGTTGTTAGCAGAGGAAGAAGAAGTAGTTATACCAGCTTTAGCTTGGGAAGAGTAGGCTTTATGCCTACTTTTTCTTAGCTAATTGCTATTATTAACTGTCGATAGAGTGTGGTATGTGTAGCAAGAATATATTTCCTCTATATATACTACATTCTACGATAACTTGGGTATAAACAATTATTATTAAGACTAGACTCGGCAAGTCGAAGAATCAAAGGGCTGGTATGTATAAAGATATACTAGTTACAATCCGTTACGAACGGACACCATTTGGTACACATATTATAAGCGTAGACCTACGTATGTTACTAATATGGAATCAGGCTTTATCTTAGTCAGCCCTCGTCTTAATAAACTTAATAGGCACTGTTCCTTTCTACTCACAACTACAATATGTGTAGGATTTGGATAGTGTGTAGCATACATACAATAAAAGTAGAGATGGGTGTTACTGTATCCCCTAACTGCACACTATATAGACTCCGCATCGTCTACAGCAGTGCCTAAATTATTACTAGTAACCTCTATTAGTGTGAAGTGTATAGTGATACTAATAGTTGACACCTATTTCTTAGTAACGTCGTCTAGTGTACGAGTTCAGCTAAGTATAGAGTGATGGATGTAGACTATACCATTGCCTATCTAACGCAACAGTTGTTTATTTGCTCCATTCAACTGTGGCTCCGTTACAATCCGTTGGAGTCGGATGTAGGCAAAAATTTTAAACTAAATAATCAAACTAAATAAAAGGATAAAATAATGAAAGAAATAAATAAGAATACAAAAGAATACAAAGAAGGTTATAAACAATTTGAAGATTTAATGAATAGAGTTATGAAACATATAGAATCATCAATGGAAGAAATATTGCCAGATTTAATAGTAGGATTAGCAGATTCTTTTTCAAATACAGATGATGATGAGTTATTAAAAGAAAGATTGCATCAGATGGTTAAAGATGGATTTAATTTGTGGTGTATTGAACGAGCAAATGGTATGTTATTAAAAAAACATATGATGAATGGATATAATAAAAAAGAAAAACTTAACTAAGAGGATAAATAATGAAAGAAAAAAATAATATTAATTCTATTAGTTCTATTATAAAAACAACACCTTCAGATACCAATGTAAGTCATATACCATTTAAAATTTTTAAAGAACTTAATTGGGATATGGAAGAAAAAGTACAAATTGATATTTGTGATGTTATAAATAATGCTAATGAAGAATGGCGAGAAATAAGAATAGCAAGAAAGAAAGACATTCATAAAATATATGATAATTAAAAAAAAGGATAAAAAATGCTAAAAGTAAAAACAAAAGATGAATTAATGATTGCATTAATAAATGAATACAAAATGAAAGTTCTTCTTATAAAAGATGAACAAAACAAAACACTTATAGATGAAATTTCAGGTAGAATAAAATCTCTTGAATTTTCTCTTGGATACAATGAACTAGAAAAAGAGGAGGAGTAATATGGTAGTAGAAACAAGTAAGAAAGCATACAAAGAGATAAATGAAGAAGGTGTATCTTATACACAAAAACACAATATTATGAGAGTTGTAACAGAACATTATAATATACATAGCAAAGGTATGTCTCTTCGTGAGATATGTGCTATAACAGAATATGAAATTAATGCAGTAAGTGGTAGAGTGAATGATCTCAAGAAAGATGGTAAACTAACTACATTTGACAAAAAGAAATGTCCTTATTCAAAAAGAACAGTTAATGCTATTGTTCCTGTTAATGAAGTAGATGGTATGCAGAAAGATGCGGAAGGTAAGATAAAATTATTACTTACAATGTATGGATATAAAGATATAGAATTTAGAACACACGAATTTAAAAGATCTCTAGTCGTAGGTTACTTTGAACCTATACAAGAAGGAGATATAGCAAGAATATCAAACAATACATTTAACGTATTAGAAGAAATGTCAGTATGGGATGATGATGCTGGCAGAAAGTATTGGTATGTAATAAAAGAAAAGGAGTTATAATGGAATTTTTTCTATCAGATAATAAAAATATAGCATGTGGAACTTTTTATCAAGGTGAAATAGATCTGATACCTAAGAATGTTGTTAAAACATTTGGTAAACCAAATATAGGAGACGAATACAAAGTATCTGGAGAATATGCATTTGTTAATGGCAATAAAGTTTTTACATTGTATGATTGGAAATGGACTACATTGTATGATGAAAGCAATCCTTTTACACCAAAAGGTTTGTGGATGTTAGATAAACCATTAAGATTTAACATTGGTGGAAATAAAAGAAGTGCAGAACATTTGAGCAAATTTAAACTATATCTTAATTCAACTGTTGATAGTAAATGTTAATATTGTTAAATTTAGAGTACATAAGGAGAGACTATGGATATAATACAATCATACAATAAATACCTATCAGATGTTAATGATGATAGACAAGCAGAAAGAGAAAATGAAGAGTTTCATGCATCTTCTGCTGGTAGTTGTTACAGAAAACAAATGTACTCTTTCTTTGGATATGAGACAAAGGGCCTTGATGGTAAATCGTTAAGGCTCTTACGTCTTGGTACAATTGTACATGAAGACTTAGAAAAAGCAATGTCTAAAATACAAGATGACAATCCTCAGAGAGATATATATATTGAAGAAAAAGTATCTATACCTGAATTTAATGTTGTAGGAACATTTGATCTAGGTGAAAGAAGACATAATGTATTTGATATATATGATTACAAAACTGTTGCAGCTTACAAATGGACAACAAAGTTTGGTCGGAAAGACAACCGAGTCAAAACAACAGACAGAAACTATAAGTTACAGTTGGGTACTTATGGTCTTGCAATATCACAAAATCCAAAAATAGAAAAAGTAAATCTTTTTCTTATCTGGTACAATAAGAATACTTCTATGATGAGAGAACAACTTGTTAATCGTTCTTACATTGAAGAAGCAAAAGAATATTGGGAAGATACGAATGACATACTTGATGAGTTTGGAGAAGAGTTTCATCTTGCTGATGAATTAGAACCAAGCGTAGGATATGGAACACCTTTTGAAGATTGGGAATGTAGATATTGTAGTTATAGTGACGTCTGTCCAACACCAATAAAATAAATAAAGGATAACAATGAGTAATAACACACAGATAATAGTAGATGAATCTACGTTATCAACAACAAACGAAATAAGAAAAGCAATTACACAAAAACACAAGAAAGTATCTTTTACTCCTACTCCTGCTCCTTTTGTAAAACAAAGACAAGGACAGGATTATGTAGAGATTGGATACATGAGAGAAATTGCAGATAAAGAATATGCAGGTTGGTCTTGGGAAATTGTAAAGACAGAAAACTTAGGTAGTGCTGCCTATGTAGTGCATGGTAGATTGAAGTGGTATGATGAAGGTATATGGCGAACTGGAGATATGGTAGCAGCTCATAGAATACAGACTAAGAGAGGCACTGGAGATTTTGTAGATATAGGTAATGACATCAAAGCTGCTAATACAGATTGTATGAAAAAAGCAATGAATATGTATTTGAATATTGCAGATGACGTATACAGAAATCAGATTGAAGATCTTGAATTATCAGATGAAATGAAAAACGAGATTCTTGTAGTAGCATCTGAGATAAGTGAATCAAAAATGGAACAGATACATAAACTAATTAAAGACCAGAAACTAAATACATCGAACTACAATGGTTCGTTGTCTAAACTAAAAAGAGAGAGAGATAAACTAAATGAAAAGGATACATCAAAATAATGATTATTTATTGGTAGAAGGCGAAGTGTATGCTGTGGGTACTTCTGATGGGCGTGAGTTTAATCAGATGATATTCACTGGTAAAAAACAATTCAACGGGAAACCAATGATGACATTCAAAACACTACAAACTGGTAAGACACTTGTGGTAAACCCTTCGTTTCATACATTCAGTATGCAAGAAGATCCACATCCATTACCAGAAGAATTAGAATCTAAAGTGGATGTACATATACAAAACAAAATAAAAGGAGACCATCAATGGGAAAGGTAAAACAGTCTGATATTGACAGACTAAAAGAAAGTGGTAAGCTATCAGCTTCTGCTGTAAAAGAGTTGAAAAATAGTAATTCTATATCAACTAAAAGAACATCAGTAAAAAGATATATCAAAACTGCTAATGGTACTTATGTAATCCCAAGCCTCTACTTTCGTGGAGGCAAAGGACTAGAACCATCAAAAGAAATGATAAAATTCCAAACTGAATACGATAAACTATTAACTAAATACACAACTACAACTAACAAATAAGGAGAATAAAATGGCAAGAGAACTAAAAGGTGTATTGTTTGACAGTAAAAAACAAGATGCATTTGTACCTGTTGAAGAAGGTACATATCCTGCTCACATATCAAGTCTTGATACTAAAGAAGTGATGACTAGAGCTGGAGAAGCTATTATTGTTAATATGTCCTATACAATTGCAGATGAAGCTGCTGATCTTACTCAAGCTCTGTATGAAATGGATGGGTACAAGCATAGAAAAGATGTGAATGGTAATAAAATACCTCTTGTTGATAAAGATGGCAATGAAATGCATACTAATTGCACACATCTGCCGGGTAGGAAATACTACGACAATGGTTTCTTTGTGTTTACTACATCAGAATCTGCTAACAAAAATAGTAGATACTTTAAACTGCTTGAAGGTCTTAATATAGAACTTGAAGAAGACGATGGTAAAAAGAAACTTGTTCTTGTAGAAGAAGAAGATGTTTTAGGACTTCCTGTTAATATTAAACTAGAAACACATTCTTATGTGACGAAAGACACAAGAGATCTACCTGCAGATCAACAAGAACGTAAGTTTGTATTAAAAGCAAAAGAAGTTACATTATGGAAAGGTGGAGAAAGACTATCTCAAGATGAGATGGATGATGATGTACCTTTCTAAAAAATAAAAACGTTGAGAGATTTTACTTGAAAGAATTTATGTATTCTAAGTAATTTTGAGGCGAGGGTGGTGTGTATTCAACCCATACTCTCCGAACTCGTCTCTCTCTCTCGGCATCACCCTCATTTTATAGGAGACGAAATGAAAGAATCAAGTGCAGTAATTAAATTAACTAAATCTGAAATAGAAATGGTAATTAATGCTTTGCAATTTACCGAAGAAGCAGCTGAACATTTTGATGCAGATAGTATGTTTACACATAAAATAAAGCAAGATTTTATTCAGATAAGAACAGATATAATAGAAGGAGAGAAAGACAATGAAACCAGAAACCAAATGGAAAAAGAAACTCAAGGAAATCCAAAACCTTGCGAAGTTTGCGATGATTGATAAACCTGAGTGGAAACCACAGAAAGGTTTTGTATATATTAAAGATGTTGAACCTGGCCAACTTGTAGAAACTGAATCAAATGATAGAGCAATTGTTTTAGAACATACAGAAGCAGCTACTGTTGTATATGCTAACAATTCAAATGATTCAGCATTTAAAAAAACAAGGTGGGCTGGACAAACTGAAGTAAAAGTAAAAGGAGAGTAATATGGCAATAATAAAAGATGGTTCTAGAAATGTAGAACTAACTGGAAAAGATAAAGAAGAATACATAAAGTATAGATTTTCTGAATACGATGAAGATGAAATAGTAACATCAAGAGAACAAGAACTAACAATGAGAATCGTTTGGTTAGAAAAAGGAATGGATAGAATATCTAGGTATTGTAATCATAATAAAAAACTTCCATACATTAATTCGAGAGCGCATAATCATTTTTCTGAAATAGAAAATCAAATTACATCAATTCTTGATAGTGAACCAACAACTGCTGACCCTTATAATGAAAAGTGAAAAAGCTAGATTTGAGTTTGATGCTAGATTAGCAGATCAACGAGTAAAACATTGTTTAGTATGTTCTGTATGTTGGGAAGCCCCAAACAGTAAAAAGAAAAGACAAGTAATGAGAACTAATTATTACGAGAACTTTCCTTCATATGGAAAACCAAAGGAGACTTGTCCAAAATGCAAAGAAAGTATTACACAATGAAGAAATGCCCTGCTTGTGGATATGATACTTCCAACAGAAGAAAAAATGTGAGCCAAAGTATAAGAAAACTTCTTGCTGTTAGGGGAAAGAAAACAATAATGAACATTAATAAAATAGCAAAACAAATTATTACAAATGTACCTCAAGATGATAGGTATCAATTTGAAAAGTTTTTGTTTGGAATTAAAGAGTTTGAAGATAATGTTGTAAATTATTGTATAAATGATTATTATGAGAGTCGGGTTTTTGAAAGAAACAAAGGATTTGCTTACTTAAAAGCAATCATTAGGAATCAAGGTAAGAACAATAAAGAGATTCTAGAAAACGAGAGACGTAGACTAGGATCAGTTCCACCTATAAAATAAATATAAGCCTCTCGCAATATATATGTTATTGATATTTGTAAAAAAAAAAAATATGAATGATAATGTAATTGAGGTAAATGGTGTTGGCGTATTATTTAACTAGAGAGGCTTATAAAAAAAGGAGAGATAATGTTTATATTAGATATAAGTGAATACTTACTTAATGGATTACTTTTATTAGGAGTAATACATTATATTATGTATTTAATTCATAAATATTGGAAAAGGAGTAAAATATGAGATATTATTGGGAAGCACTGTTTAGTGTAGAATATTTTCCATATTGGGAGTTCACTATGCTAATGGTACTTTTACTAAATCTTTCTATGCTATATAGAGTTCATAGAATAGAAAAAAAAATAGACATATTAGATAGAAATCTTAACGATATGTACGACGATTTATTATAACAAAACAAAGGAGAGAGACTATGTTACAAAATGCTAAATTTCCTGTTAAGGAAGTTCCAGCTACAATAGTAAACAAAAAAGGTGAATTAGATCATATAGGTAGTACTGGTTATAAATTCATTATTAGAGAAGACACAGGTAAAATATTAAGTTGCATGACAGACAGTTACAAACTTGTAAAGAATGAAACAATAATCAAGAAAGCAAATCCACTTATTAAGAAACTAGGTGGTGAATTAAAAGAAGTTAATGTACTTAATCATGGTGCTAAGACTATGCTATCTTGGAAATTCCCAAAAGAAAAAGTAAAGTTTTCTAAGATAGATGAAATGATTCCTGAGATTAACATTACTAATAGTTATGATGGAACTGTTGGTTTAAATATTATGGCAGGTGCATTTAGATTGATATGTTTGAATGGATCAGTCATAGGTATTGTTGTTTCTAAATACAGAAACAAACACATATCTAGTAATATGTCATTAGATGATATTAGTGATATAGTAGAAGCAACTGTTGATAAAACTAAATTAGTATTCAAAGATGAGTTTCCTGTTCTTGCAGAAACAAACTTTAAAGAAAAGCATATGCTTGACTTTATGAAGATGTTTCCAGAACATACAAATACATTGATTACTGATAAGATTATTGCAAATAATCCTAAGACATTTTGGGATCTATTTAATGTTGGAACTAATGTACTAACACATCACATGAACAGAGGACTAAACTCTACACATTCTATTGAGCAAAGACTTTATCCTAAGATAAAGAAACTAGCATACAAAGAGGCTAAAGTTGCCATCGCTTGATTGGTACGATTGTCCTATAGTTATACCTTATTATGGTGGGAAGTATGAATTGAGCAAGAAACTTGTTCCTTACATACCCCCCCATGAAAGGTATTTTGAAGTATTTTCTGGTGGTTTGTCTATGTTCTTTCGTAAAGAAAAAGCAACATGGAATACAGTAAACGATAAAGATAATAATATAGTAAATCTATATATGTGTGTCATACATAAACTAGATGAACTTGTTTATAATTTAAATTGGTTGCCAAAATCAAGGAAGATATTTGAGGACTTTCGTGCAGATGTTAGAGAAAAGAAACCTATTGAAATACCAGATCCTTATCAAGCTGCTAAATACTTTTATTGTATAAGACACAGCTTTAACAAACTTATACACACTCCAATGTCAATGGTAAAAGATTGGAAGAAAGATTGGGGAGCAGAACTAAAGTATTCTAGAGAAAAGATAGCAGGTGCTACAATAGAAAACTTAGACTTTGGTGATTTTATAGATAGATACAAACCTCGTAATGGAGATTTCTGGTACTTAGATCCACCTTATTTCATAGCAACAGATAAAGGTGATTACTATCAACATAACTTTACTGCTGAAGATCACATTAGATTAAAGGAAAAAGTAGATGATATAAATAAAAATGGTGGTAAATTTATGGTATCATACGACTATAGAGACGAGGTGTATGATCTATACAAAGACTATAATGTAATCACTATTGATTTAAAGTATCAAGGTGCTACAGACGAAAACAGATTAAAGAAAAGAAAGGAGTATTTAATATTAAACTATGAACCTGTCAATCAGACAAGTTTATTTTAAAGGAGATTATATGAAGAAAATAGAGGATGTATTAGTGAAAGTAATGCCTCAAAATGTAGAAGCTGAAGAAGCAGTTCTTGGTTCTGTATTGATTGGTGGAGATGTAGAAATGCAAATAGCAATGGGATGGATACGAGAAGACGATGCCTTTTATTCAGAAAAATGCAGAAACATATTCATATGTATGAAAGAACTATACAATAATAAGATACCTATTGATGTAATTACTTTATCAAACAAAGTGCAAGAAACATTTGGTATGCAAGATAGTTTATACATTATGGATTTGCAAGATAATGTAGTTACAAAAAGCAAAGTTGAACACTACTCTAAAATTGTATGGGAAAGATACATACAAAGAGAGACTGCTAAATCAGCTCAAGACTTACTTAATGCTAGTTATGAAAACTACAATGAAGTAGGTAATATTATCGAAAAGCATAGCAGATTGATTGATGAGCTAAGACACATACAACCTACAAGAGCAAGAGACATTAGTGATATTGTTGATGAAACAAACCAATCATTACAAGAAGATTCTAATACAATACAATTTGGTCTTGGTAGATTAGATAACTTCGCAGGTGGAATGACTCGCAAAGAGATTACAGTTCTTGGTGGCAGACCTGGCCATGGTAAGACTACTCTTATGCTGAATGTAGTTCGAGGATTGATTGAGCAAGGATATAGTGTTATGCTATTCAATCGTGAGATGAGCAACATAGAAACTATGAAAAAGTTGTATGTAATGGAATCTAATGACATTAGTTATTCTATGATTCGTTCTGGAATATCCGAAGATAAGAAGATTGCACTCAATAGTGTATCTGAATATGTTAAGGAGAAGTATGAGAAACTCACAGCATTTGATGATATACGAAGTCTAGATGATTGTATTCGTGAGATTAACAAAGGTAAACCCGATGTTGTTATTGATGATTACATTCAATTGATTGATGTAGGACAAGGTTACAAAGACAGAAGATTCGAGATTGAAAAGATTGTACAAGACTACAAATGGGCAGTAAAACAAAACAATTGTTCTGCAATACTTGTATCGCAATTGAATCGTGATATTGAAAAACGATTTGATCCTAGACCTAGAATGAGTGACTATGCAGAGTCAGGTGTGATAGAACAAACTGCTGAATCAGCAATGTTTGTATTCTATGGATACAACTTTGATAGTGAAAAGTACAACAGATATAAGAGTGAAGTAATTGTTGCTAAGAGCAGATACGGACAGATTGGTACTTATCCTATGGGATTCAATGGTAACAAATGTAAGTTCTACAACGATTACAAAGAAGCGGAGAAAGATACAGTTGCGTAAGACTTGTGGGGGATGCTACTACGGCATCGAGGATAAATGTTATTGGTTTAAAGATATTGATGGCACTCCCCCTAAAGTCATACCTAAAGAAGTTTACGATAAAGGTTGTACTAAATACAAAAATACTAATATGGTAATGTCGGTATCGGAACAACAACAACTTATACTTAATAAGTTTGATGGAGAGATACTTAGTGATAAGTATAAAATATATAAACGACAATACAAAACATATAAGAAAAAGTATGTGAAAAGCGCACATAACTATTCATATAGAAAGGATGCACAATGAGACCTATAACAGTAATAGGAATAGACCCTGGCGCTAGTGGGGCATTATGCTTTGCTAGTTCAGAAAAAAAAGATATGTATACACATAAATGCCATCCATCAATTGCTGGTAGAAGGGTAACTGCTTCTATGGCTGCTAATGCTTATAGATCATATGAAACAATAGCATATATAGAAAAAGTCCATGCAATGCCTCACGATGGTCGTAGTTCTTTGTTTAAGTTTGGAGTAAACTATGGAGCATGGTTAGGTATACTACATTCTTTAAATACTATAAATCAAATAGTAGAAGTATCACCACAAAAATGGATGAAGTTTTGGGAAAGTAAAATAGGAGAGAAGTTTCCTAAAGTAAAAAAAGATAGAAAAAATAAACTTAAAGAAATAGCATCTGTCTACACAGACAAACCAGCAACTCTATGGAATGCTGATGCTGTATTAATAACAATGTACGGAATGTACACAGAAAAGGAGAGACAAAATGGAGAATAAAGATAGTATAGAACTATGGATAAAAACATCTAAGAATGTATGCAAATCAATTGAATCAGCAATGGAAAGACATGACGATAAATCTATTATTAAAATGTTAGAATTATTTATAAACGCAACGAAACAATTAGAAAAGTTAATTCAAATGAGTGAAGAGACTAAATTTACAGCATAATCTCCTTTTGCTGGCTAAAAGAATGGGAGGGTATTTATTTACCCTTCCGTTCTAATTCTTTTAATGAGTTTTGTATTTCTATTGGTAAACCAGAATACTTTTTGTTTCTACCAGCTTTTCTTTCTAGTCTTTCAAAATAATATGTAGGAAATTGTTCTTTTGTAGTAGGTTCTACAAATTGTTTATAAAAAGTTTTTTCATCTTTTTTCTTTGGATATAAAGTAAACTCTTGCATAGCAGCTGCACCTAATCCATATGGTGTTTTAGCAGTCATAGGTATATATCTATCGTAAGTTCTACCACCCATTTGATTAATTAATCTAGCATACTTACCATAGGTTTCCATAGTATCATCATTTGCATAATCACCTAAACTAAATAATATGTTGTCTAAGTATTCATTATCAGCATTTATAAGTTCTGTCATTACACCTATATCTAGCATTGTACTAAATGTAGGGCCTAACTTAGAACCAACAATACCTTTACCATAAAACTCTCTATTTATTTTTTCTATAGTATCTGGATCATCGTAATCTGATGTAAACAATAACCATAAATCTTTCATTAATTCTTCACCTGTGTGTTCTATAAGAGTTTGATTATACCCAGATATATAACTAATAAGTATTGGAGCCATAAAATATGCAGTAGTTACATTCATTGCTTTATGAACACCTCTAGCATCTTTTAACCAATTAGAAAAATTATCATCTCCTAATGCACTAAGATCACCTTTTGCCTCTTTATATATAGAATAGTTTCTTTCTAAAAATTCCATACCATAATGTTGAAACTGAAATAAAAATTGACCTATGCCTTCTCTCATATTCTTAGCTTTGGCATACCCTTCATAATCAAAATGATTTAATATCACCATATTCTTTGCATAGTTTCTTGCTATCTTTCTTCTTAAAGATGTTTCACTAATTTTTTTATTAGGATTTTTTTCATTATGATCTTTTACCTGCGCTTCTAAATATGCTTGAAATTTTGAATTGCCTTCCATTGTTTTTTGTATCTGAGCAAATGCAATTTCAGCAGTAATTTTTCTATTAGCATTTTCAACTTTTCTATGTAAACCAGCACTAAAGTTTGCTAATTGACCCATCTTAGTAGAGAATATCTTAACACCCTTATATAAAAAATCTTCTTCATCAGCATATATTATTTTTCCATTTTCATCCATCCTTCTTATTCTATTAAAAGATGCTGATTCACTTCTTACTCCAGATTCTATTAATGCTTCTGATGAATCCATAAACAAGTTTTCCCTTCTTAAGAAATCATCTAAGTCTCCACCAAATACATCAGTTGCTTGATTTTCTCTTAAGTATTTTCTGGATTCTTTAACTGCTGTATATCCAAATGTTGCATAGTTCATTAAATACTGAGTAGCGTTTCTAGCTGCAGAACGTACACTAAAACCTAGTTTATTTGTAAATTGGTATGAGAGTAAGGCTTTTTTAATTTCATGCGTAGTTCCTGTATTTTTAATACTTCCATTTGTAGATCCATACAAGCTATTAATAATATCAACAACTCTACCTGCGTACTCAGATTCTTTGTTGTACATATTTCTTGCTTTTGATAATGAATCTAACAAACCACTTTTAATAAATGCTTGTGTATTAAATTTGTTTACGTCATTTATATATGTATTAATAACATCTATAAAATTCATACTATATTCATTATATCCATCTCTTGCTCTAGACTTTCCATACTCAGGTATAGATACATTTATTTCTTGAATAATTTGATCTATAGTTTTAACATCTTTTTTCATGTCTATTAATGATTCATCTAAATCATCAAAGTGTTTCATCATTCCATCCATCATTTTAGCATTAAGTTGTTTTGTAAAATGTGGAAAGTATCCTTCTGTATATCTAGGCATTAATCTAGATCTTAAATTTTCTTTTAAAGTATTTAAATTATCAACTGTTAATGCAAAACCTTTTCTATTTTCAATTTGTTTTATAATTATATTTATTTTTTCATCAATGCCATTTCTTAAAATAGAATAAGATTCCTCCATTAATGAATTATAATCTTTTAAAGATTGTTTTAAATCTTCTGGTATTCCAACTTCATCAGAGTATTTCATAAATTCAGAATCAGTAAGTTTTACAAGTTTACTACCATCATCATATTTTTTTACTCTACTTATAGCATCTTTATCTCCATCTTCAGCTAACTTTTTTTCTGCTTCGTATTTAGCTAATATAGCTTTTGGCATTTTATCTTCTACTACTTTAATAAAATCAACAAATGTTTTTATAGAACCTTTGCTTTCAAAATCTCTTAGTATATCTCTTGCTTCATTTTGCTGTTCTATCGTTCCTGTGTCTAATGCTTTTATATAATCTAATTCTAATTTTCTATGTTGATCTAAAGCCTTATTAAATTTTATATTACTAAATGGGCCAACGATTCCACCAGATGCTCTTAACCCTTCTACTATTTTAGTAAACTTTTCATTTAAATTGTTTGATCTTTTCTTACTATTATCTACAACTCTTCGTAAACTTTTAATACTTTCAGCTAAAACAGGATCTCTTTTACCAAGAACTGTTCCAACCATAAATCCCTCAGTTGCTTGAAATTCTGTAAACTTTCCACTATCTACTCGTTGAGCATATTTATTTAAGTCTCTTATAAAAGAATTTATATTACCTGAAGTAAGAAATGCTCCACCTTTTTCTGGACTTAACAACATAGCATATTCCATCTCTATATTAAACCTAGACTCAAACATAGATAAAGCAGCTTGATATGGAGACTGAATGTTTCTAGCAACCATATCAGTATTAGCCCATTTTTCAACACCTTCTAATAACTTTATTGCTTTTTTATTAAATGTTTTATTGCAATCTACTTGCACTTTGCATAGTCCTTCATCATTCTAAATGCTTCGTAACCAGAATCTCTCATTGGATTTTGTCTTGCACCAGTCATTAAATCTTCATGCACTTGATTTACGCCTCTTAACATACCCACTAACTTATCAGTTGACTTAACTTGTTTAGGATTAAATTTTAAATATTTTAAATGTGTATACATAGGATTATTTTTTAAGTGAGTAGGTATCCCTTGTTCATTACCCATTGTAAATATATCTTTCTTAAGTATCTCTAAAAATGATTCATCCATTTCTAACTTTAATTTTAAATACTTCATAGGATTAATATAATCTTTCCTAGAACTAAACTCTTCAAGATCGTTCATACCTTTTAAAAACTCTTTATAATCATCTTTTGTTTTATCTGGTATCATCTTTGCATAACTAGAATAAAATTGTGTAACAGATTTGTTTATAGTTGATAATGGATTTGATGGTAGCATTTCAGATAACCATTGAAAATCAGAACCATCTTCTCTTAATCTATTTTCTGTACCTCTATCAAACGGCATTAATCCAAACCTTTCCATATTAGAATCTGTTAAATTCATCATTGCAATGTCTTTATCAAAAAATCTTCTATAATGTTCATTAGATTGTATTGTGCTATTTAATATCCACTCTCCCCAATTTCTTGCTCGTTCTTGAGAAGTAGAATCCTCACCTAACTTTAAAGTTCCATTTGCTATTCCAACTATTGTCTGCAATCCATGTCTATACCTAGCACTTTCTTTGTATGGAATTGCTATTGGTCTGTTATTAAATATACCTATATCATCTCTATTTCTAGTAGGTTCCATGTATGCATATAAAAAGTTTACACCATGTTTTTCTATCATTCTAGTAAGATAGTTTTGTCTTAGTTCATATACAGAACCCATATCTCCTCTATAATCTTCAACATACTTTATAATATTTTCATTTGTTATTAAAGATTTTTTACCATAAGGAAATATTTCATCTAACAAAGTATTTGATCCATATGTTTGCCTATTAAAATCTTTAATAGACTTTAGATCTTTTCTAGCATCATCATTTAATGTTTCAAACCAATTATCATACTTAGTTCCAAAAAAGTTTCTGAGCATAGCGTTCATTGTATTTGCATGAATAATACTTGATTTAAGATTACTATCTTCTACACTTATATAATTTTTATATGTTAAATCTTTTGAATGTATCTTATCTATATTTTTACCAAATTTAGTTTTTACATCAGCTCTTAACTTTTTTATAACCCAATTTATATTATCTGTTTTTTTCTTTTTCCATTTCCAAGAATAGTTTGTTCTTGCAATAGATTTCTTTTTATTATCTAATTTTTTAATTATAGCAATCTGTCTATTAAATGCTTGGGTATCGTCTTTAATTCCTTTTGCTCTTTGATCTACCTGAGATACAAATTCTCTTTGTTCTTCTATTGTTGCTCCTGTTGGTTTTTCTTGTTCAAATACATTTAACAATCTACTTGATTCTTCAAACCTAGAAGGACTACTTATCATTGCTTGATACCAATTTTCTACATCTTGATAAGTTTCTATATCTAAATTATATTGTTTTCTATCTTCTAATATTTCTTTTTGTGCTATTTGAATAGCTATCCTATCTAAATAATTACCAGATTCACCATCATAAACATTTCTTACTGTTGAAGATATAGGTTTAAATCTTTCGTTTTCTGGATCTAATATTTCTTTTAAATATTTTTTATCTTGTATACCTTTCTTTTTATAAAATAATTGTCTTTGCATACCTTGATAAATATCTTTATGAAAGTTTCTAAAAGCCATACTACCCATATTTAAATCATAAAAACTTGTTTTTCTTTTTTCACCAGCAACATATTTAGTATCTCCAAATACATTAAGCAATTTATTCTGTTGATTAAGAAACTCATTTATAATTAGTTTATCTGCGCTATTTAAATCCTCTCTTACTTCTCTATACTTACCATCTACTAATTCATATTTAGAAAATATTCTTACTCTCTTACCATTTTCAGTTCTTCCATTTCTTAATATAGATTTTAAATCTTCAGACTTAGCATCGGTAGGAGATATTGAGTTTTCATATTTTGGAAATAAGAAACCTTCTGCCCATTCATAAATATTACCTGCTATATTTTTATTTAAGTTGTTTGCTCCGTCAATAATATATTGAACCTCTAAAGCAGCCCTTTGATAAAAAGCAAGAGACTCTGTATCTATTGTAACTACTTCTGTTGCTTTTCCTTCAGCATTTACTTTACTGTTGTATAATATTCCTGGCCCTACAAAGTTACCCTCTTCTCCTCTTGCTACATCTTCCCATTCTGGAGATACTGTTTTGCCAGATAAATGATTTACGTTAGCTAAGTTTTGTAAATAATTTAACTTTCTAGGAGTTTTTTGTGCTATTCCTATTGCTTTTTTAAATGCAATACTTTGACCCATTTTAGATAATGTTGCTACCCTTGAATCATCTGCGTTCATTTGAAAAGTAAATGTTGGTTTCTGTTGTAATTGTTCAGGGTCTATTCCTTGAACATAGTATGCTTGATTTCTTTTTATATAATCAAACATATAATCACTATGTGCAAAAAAGTAATCTACTTTATCAGCATCGTAATCACCTTCATATGTATTAACAATATCAAAACTATTTATCTCTACACCTAAACCTTGCTCTTTATCAAGAAAACCTTTTAATCCTAACATAGTTATATCATTAGGTCTTGTTCTTGGATTTCTTCTAGATACTATACCTAATTCATATCTTCTATTTACAAGTTTAGAATATGATTCTAAAAAGTCATGGACACTACCAACAGTTGCATTATTTAATATATCATCAATGCTTTCAATTGTTTTATTATCACCATCTCTTAATGTAGTTAAATTAGGTATTTCATCTATATCTTTAACTGTGTCTTTTATTTCATTTTTAAATTCTTCTAAAGATAATATTCTTTCGTTCTGTACAATCCTTACATTTTTATCATCTGATAATTCTGATAAACTTGTATTTCTTTCTGCAAATGGAAGAACTATTTGACCTCTTAAGATCATTTCATTATTATCGTTAAACAAAGTTGGAAACAATCTGGTCTTCAATCCTTTGCCAAGATACCCTTTAGCTGATTGAATTAGTGGAGCTTGCCCTCCATATCTATTAGATGGTAATGCTAGTTTTTTATCTTTATCAGAGTATACTCTGTTAGTAATAGATCTTCTTGTACTAAATAATGTATCTATATATTGTTGTGCTAAATATTTTTGAACTTGGTTTGAACTATAATCATATGGATTAGCTGCATCACTTAATTGTAAATAATACATCATATTGCTAAGATTACCCAAAGCTCCTTGTTCTGGTGAACTAGGTATATTATTGTTCATAAGTTGCTCTTTCATAAAAGCATTCATCTTATATGGATCTTTTAATATCTTATCCATTGAATTAAGATTAGCAGTTAATTCATCTAACAAACCTTTAAAAGCATCTTCATGTTCTTTTCTATTCATATAGTTATAGTCTGCATCTGATTCACTAGCAGATAATAAATCTGCATCTTTTTCTGGTCTAAATCCTATTGCATCTATATCTACATCCCTTATAAGATTATCTGGTTTTGTTATTGTGTAACTATCAACTAATTCATCCCATCTTACATCTTTAATTACACTATCTTGTTCTTTACCCCCTACTATCTTAGGGTCATATATTTTTGCACCTGAACCAGTTAATAGTATATCTACATTATTTCTTTTAAAAAATCCATCTAAAGAAGGACTATATACAAATAAAGTTTTACCATATAATAATGTTTTACCTTCACCTTGAGATGATATAATAGGTTTAATTGGATTTTTAGATTCAGAACTATGCCCCATATATGTATGGTATTCCATCATAGCATCTTTAGAAATAAAACTTATACTATCAAAACCTGAAACTTTTTCATGTGCATTGCCTATAATATTTTTAAGAGAATAATTTTTTAAGGCAGGTATTTGATCTCCAAACTCATTAACTAAATCTTCGTTAATTAAAGTTGCCATATTTTCAGTACCATCATCCCATATTGCTACTCTGTGACTTTCTATTTTTAATCTTTTTTTAATTAACTTAGATGCTTTATCATCTCCTAAAGCAGTTCTAGATTGTATAATAGACTCTAAATATTCTTCATTAGGTCTTATAAAATTTTTAGTAGTTACAAGTTTAATTCTTTTAATATATTTACCAATTTCTTGAGCATCATTTGAGTTTAATACTTTTAATAATTCATGGTCTGTTTCACTCTTTAATGATGTTTCTAATATTAAATATCTTGTTGCTAATTCTATACTAGCTTCATCATATCTATGTATATTCTTTGTTTCTTTAAATGTTTCATTAAGCATTTCTATTGATTTTTTAGAATTGCCTGTTAATTTATCTTTATACTGATTATAAAATCTTGAGAAGTCATCTACTATATTTTTCATAGCACTTCTATTTATAACAATACTATCCATACCATCATAAATATCTAACTTAACAATACCATATTCACCATCAGCTAATTGTTTTTCATTTAATTGAGTGCTAAGATCTAACCCTAAAGATTTATCTTTTAATTGCTCAGCAACTCTACTTCTTATTCTATCTATATTTGCTTTTTCTTTATCACCTAAAGATTCTGTGCTAAGTATATTATATGTTCTATCTACTATATAATCATTAAACTCAGTATATGTAACGTTATTATTGAATATTGCATAGTCTATGTTTAAATCATTTAAATAATTAAATACAGGATTTTTCTGAAAAAATTCTCTTTCTTTTACAGGATCATATATAATAGTTCCATTTCTAATAGACATAGTTGGAAGATCCATTCTATCTTTTAATCCAAAAACAATTTGAGTTACATCTTGTATAGCAGTTTGTTTTTTTCTAGGACTAAGATCTTTAAAAGATTCTCCTCTATATACTAAATCATTTTGCAATTTAGTTATTGATTCTTTATTTAAATTACCATCATCACCTAACATATATTCTTTACTTAAAAATCTATTTACTTTATCTGCATTGCTTTCATCTGCGTAACTTTTAATTTCAACAACATTTGGAATACCATCAACTTCACCTTTTATTATTTTAAATTGGTATTTTCTATAAAATTCATCTATTCCAATTGAAGGATTTTTAACTTCATCTCTAGCTTCTTTAAAGTATCTCCTATCAATCTTTTGCCTATCTGCTATTTCTTTTTGAATAAACTCTTCAGTATATCCCCTCTTCATTAATTTTTTATTAATAGGTTCTAATGCATCTTTTAATTCTTGTCTACGTTTTATAACATCAGCTTCTTCTGTTATTTTTTCTAATGTAAATTTTTCATTTATTTCTAAATTATTATCTACATTTCTTTTAATAATTCCCTGCCTTCTTAACATAGTTAGTATGTCTATTCTAGCAGGATCACCTAATGTTTTCATATACTCAAGCATCCTAGTCTTAACACTATCTAATCTTGAGTTGCTCATTGTATCAAATAACTCATGCAATACTTGATTATCCATTTTTGTATCAGCATCATATATTTCTAACATTCTTAATTTTAATTGATTACCTTGAGTTTCATTAATTGTAACAACTTTTCTTTCTGATATTTTTACCAATCCATCTGTTTCTTCATTTAAACGTTCTAGTATTTTATTATATTCATATTCTAATGTATTATCTGAATTTCTCCCTCTAACAGTATGAGGTATATTTACTCTATATAAACTAAATCCAGATACACCACCTTCAGATAATAAACCAGTGTCACTATACATTGCACTTCCAGATTGTTTTAATAAAAAATTAATATCATTAGAATTAGTAACTTTATTATTCATTCTTCTTCTATTTATATCATTCAATGTCATTTGATATAAAAACTTCATAGAAGGTTTATTGAATGTATCTATGTCTATTTTATTATCTTGAAGTATAAATTTTAAAGCTTCTATTTGAGTAGTCTTTGGTTCATTTGGTTTTTCACTTGTTATTTTATAATCACCTAAAGCCATTAGTATTCCATGCAATCTACCTAAATCATTTGCTTTATTTTCATAATCTGTTTCAATTCTAGAAATATCATCTATTAACATTACTTCGCCATCTTTAGTTTTTTTAAGTAATCCAGAATTTATTAAGTATGATTGTAAGTTTTGAGGCATTGTATCTTTAGACAATACATCAGATATTCTTTGAGTAAACAACTTACCTTTATTTTGTATTAAAGGAATAATATAAGAATCTGAATCTGTATATCTAAATTCTCTTCTACCATCTTTAGGATTCGTCATTCTATTAATTGATTTTTCAGAATCCCTTATTATATTATAAAAATCTTTTAATGCATCTTCTGTTAATATTTTATTATCTTTAGTATTGTTAGGTTCTGCTCTATCTATACCTATTAATATTTTTTCAACTGTATGGAAACTTCTTTTTGCATTTAATAACTCTTCAGCTGCTTGCTCTCCACTTTTACCCAACCAAGATTCAAACTCTCCATCCTTTGCTTTTTTAAGTAACTTAGAATCTATTTCAAATGAATTAGGTATAACTAATTTATTATTATTTGCATCTACACTAAATCCATCTAAGTCAGCAGATCTTAATCTATTTAATACATTTACTAAGTTTTCTTCCATGTTCTGCGTAGCATCTTCAACTCTTTGAGTAAATGCCTTATCTATGTCTTCTGTTGTCTTAAAACCTTGTGTTTCTATAATTTCATTAATTCTTCTTGCTTGTCTTTCAGATATTTGATCTAAACTTTTTACATGATTATAGTCTTCACTCATAATCTGATATAGTTTATTTAGTTTGCCATCATAAGGATCAAATGGTCTTCCAGATTCTAAATCTAAAAACGTTTTTTCTCCTTCTGGTAATTTATCAGATGTAATAGTTTCATCCGTATCACTAACTATTCTTTGTTCTATCAAATAATTTTTTAATGTTTCATTGTCTCGTGATAAACCTACTCCAAATACATTGTTTGGTTTAGAAAATGTAGATGCAAAAAATGTTTGAGAATTATCTATACCTAAATGATCTAGTGTTTTTCTTAAATTATTTATTTCACCATTTAAATCTGCGCTTCTAGCAAAGTTACCTCTTCTTTGTGTCCATGCACCTATCAACATACTAGATATAAAATCTTCTGCTTGTAAGTCCTGACCTTGAACATACATCTGTATACCTTGAACTCCAGACATAGCCGCACCAGCAACCATCATTCTAGGAAATAATAATCTATAATTTTCTAATCCCTCTCTTGTTGCTTCTTTTATAATCTCTTTACCATAGAATCTTTTCTGAGACATTAACCATTGTTGTGCTTTTTTCTCAGCATTGTCACCAAATTCTTTTCTTAATTGTTTTGCTATTTCCTGACTATTTACTGTTTTGCTATTATTATAGTCTTGTAATAAATCAATAGATTTTTGTTTACCATCAGATGTAAATGTATAACTTGTGCTAATATTGTTTTTACGATTCATATTAGCTATTTCAGCCATATTACCAGATAAATATTCTAAGTCTTTGCCTTTATAAGTATTTGTACCTAAGTATGCTCTTAATCCACTAGCAAAATCTTTTCTAGATTGAAACATCTTACCTAATGGCCCAAATGGTGCTGTAGCTGCGTTTATAGCTGTACCAGCAAGAAATCCAGTTGCGACTGCATATCCAGTCTGCCCTAAATTAAATTTAGCATTTTCATCTTTTACTAATTGTTGCCCTTGAAAAGAAACATCCATTACTGCATCTGCTACACTAAATACAAATGCATCATGTAAAGCTTCCGTAGCAAACCTACCAAACTTACTATTACCATAAGTTGTACGAGCATATTGAGAAAGATTTTGTAAAGGTATACCATTATTAATGATACGATCTTTCATGTTTTGAACAACTTCAATTTGTTTATCTGTAAGTTCTTTCCTAGCTGATGCCCTAGCTGTTCTTTTATTTATTTCGTTATTAAATTGTTCTGCAAACTTTTTATTTGCATCTTTCCCTTTAGTAGAAGCCCAAGCAGTTTTACCTTTTAATACATTTGTATATTTATTAACAACACCTTTTTCTATACCAGCTTTTAATGCTTCTTCACTAAACTCTTTTGATGCTTTACCTATTGTTTGTTTACCTACTAACTTAGATACAATAGATGTAGCAGGTTTTTGTAGTACCCTAGCTGTTAGTTTCATAGGAGCACCTAGTAAATAACCCGCTCCTGTTCCAACACCACCTAATACTTTAGCTAAAGAACTTTCTTCTTGAGCCTGTCTAAAATATTCTTGAAATTCTATCTCTCTACCTAATGCTCTCTCAGCACCTATTTCAGCAAAACCTACAGCGCCAAAAGATGCACTTTCTCCAAATTCATATAGACCAGCTCCAACTGCTTGTAATAAACTTACATTGCTATCTTTATCTGTTTGTTCAGGTTGCTGCCTTTGGATTTTAAACCTTTGAGATTCATTAGGTTCATTTAAATTATAGGCACTTGCTAATGCAAATGGTTCTTCAGAGTTTTGTAGTTTTTCTCTCTGTAAATCTAATAAAGCTTGTATCGCTCTTTGACTAGGCATATTTACTTAAATTCACTTGCTGGTATTTCTTCGTCTCCAGCTTCCGCTCTTCTTCTATTAATTTCATCTATATCTTCTTGTGTAAAATCTCCAAGATAAGGTTGCAGTATATTTCCTATATATTGATCTAAAAATGCATTTCTATCTTTACCTTGTAACTTTGCATATTTTAAAGCATCTTTGGTAATATCGCCTGAATTTTTATATGATTCTAATGTGTTTTCTCTCTCAATAATATTGCTTAATTTATTTAAATCATTTTGAAATACAACATCAGATTCTTTTCCAAATGCATTTTGATATAAATTTTGCATTTTATCATTTTCCATTACATCAAGATAAAATCTACTTAAACCATTAGTTAATGTATCGTAATCTTTACCTCCAGATAATTGAAATCCTGCTATTGCTGGTATTAAAAATTGACCATATTTATTACCTATATACTCATATAGTTTTCTTTCTTGTTTTGTTTCACCTACTTTAGAAAGACTATTAATAACTTGAGTGCTTTCAGCTAAACTAAATTCATTATCCATAGTTCCTTTGCTAATAGCATCCATAAGACCGGGTAATGAACGTTGAAATGATTGATATACTATTTCTTTTTGAGATCTTATTTCATTATCTATACCAACTTTTAAGTCGTCTTCTATTTTTTCAACATTTTTATTTTGTTCTCTATCAGCTATTGCTCTAGCTTTATCTACCTCAGCTTGTAATTTTTGTAATTCAAGTTCATTTGTTTGTTGAACATCAGCTTTATCTAAAGCATTTATTTGTTTATTTAAATAAGTAGCATCTAAGTCTGCTTTTTCAGCTTGTCTTGTTTCTTGACTCTCTCTTAATTGCATCATTCTTTCTTGTCTAGCATTATCAATCTTTTGCTGTCTAAGTCTTGTTGCCATATCCATCATAGCTAAAGACCTATCAATCTTCTGACGTTCTCTTTCGTTTTTATATTTAATTATAGAGTTTAATGCTTGTAATGTTTGAGACATAATTTATCCAAATAATCCAAAGTATTTAGTTCCAGCTTGTCTTTCTGCTAATCTTTTTTGCATTTCTAATTGTTGTCTTTGAGATTGCATTTCAAATTTTTGTTGTTCAAATTGAGATAAAACATCTCCTAAACTTTTAGTAAGAGATATATCAATATCTTCTACTTGTCTAGTATAATCTTTTCTAGCTCTTCTTAAAGCATCTTGGTCTACACCTGCTCCAGCAAATCCAGTTGCTTCTGATATTGATTCTTGTCTCTGTCTAATTCCTTCTAATCCTACTTGAGCTCTTTCAGCAGTTATATCAGCTGCTCTTTGCGCTTCTAATGTAGGTAAAGCTAAACTAGCACCTAATGATTCTGATAATGATTGTTGTGCTAAACCTAAATCAGATAATGCTTCTGAATAAAAACCTACTTGTTCACGACCTTGTTCTCTTGTTCTTCGAGTTGATCCAATTTCTTGTAAAGCGGTTAAACCTAACATTGCTGCTTGTATATACATATTATTTACTCGCTAATTGTTTTATAAATTTAATAGAATCAGAACCTAATTGTTTTCTTAAAGTAATACCAGAACTATCATCCCCATAAAATAAATCTAATTGTGGATTATATATTTCAGATATTAAAGATTCTAATTCACTTGATCTTTCATTTACTATTTTAGAAAATCTTTCTTTATTAAACTTATCAGAAGGTCTTGCACCTTTTAAATTATCTTGAGCAACTTTTAAATCTTTTATTTTGTCTTTTAATAACTTAGCTCCACCTTGAGGACTTCTTAATCTCTTAGTAGAAGGTTTATCAAAACTGTATTGTAATGCTCTTTCTTGTAAAGGTCTATCTATAACTGGCCCTAATAATGGTTCATCTTTACTTTGTAAATAATCTGGTAAGAAACTAGATAGTTTTTCGTTTTCTATAGGTTGATCTACAGAGGGTTTTAAGAAATCATTAATCTTATCTTCTTTAGGATAACTAGGTTGTATCATTTCTTTTATAGCATTAGGAGGATCTGTTTCTAAATATTGTTCCGCTGACATTTTTGTTTTATTAACAATTTTTTCAGGAATTACATTACCATCGCTTTTTACAAGAGTACCTTTTTCAATCTTCTCTCCAACTTTATCCATCATTGTATCTTGCTTTGTAGGTAATTTTATTTCTTTAGGAGACTCTAAACCAGAAGGGCCATCTCCTTCAGCTCTTTCTTGCAAAGGAGTAGGTCTACCAGTTATAGAAGGCATTTTAGGAGATTCTAATGTATCTAATCCAACATCTTGTTTTTTAGACAAAGGATCTGCACCTAAGAAAGTATCTAACATATTATCTTGTTGTAATGCCCTTGCTCTTTCACCCATAGCAGATACATCATATTTGCTACCTACGTTTTTACCATCTAATTGATATTGCTGTTGACCAAATAAATAACTACTTACAGAAGCCTTACCTGAAAAAACATCCATTAAGGATGATTTATCTCCTCTTACCATAGACAATTCTTTGCCTTGTTCACCTAAAGATTCTGATAAAAAATCTATATTAGATTGTAATTCTTGTCTTTGTTTTACACCTTCTAAAAAAGATGCTCCAGCTTCTAAACCAGCAGATAAAGTACCAAACATTGCAGCTTGTTCTTTTTCTTCTAATTGAGCCATCATTGATGACTCTTGCGCTTTCATTAATTGTTCAGAGACACCAGCTAATTGCCCTGTTAATTGTCTTTGTGATGCTCCTCTAGACCGAATTGAAGATTTTATTTTTGAAGCTGTGGCCATATTGACTATATACTTTTACTATTTAATTTAATTAACATATTTGTTTTATCCAACAGTATTATTAGAAATCGTTAGTACCACTATGAATTTTGAGAGCTGAACATCTTACACTTTCTACTGCTCCTCCAGTTACATTTTGCCATCTGATTCCATTTGAACTTGTCCAAGTTAAAATCCCTTTGTCATTAGCTGCTAAAGTTTCCCCATTACTATTTCCAAGCCATGCAAATTTATTATTTTGTTTAGCACAATACCATACTTGAGCAAGATCTGTAGATCCAATATCATATGAAATTGATATTTTCCACATAGTTCCTACAGCATCATCATGTTGATCGTTTAAAATAGAAGCTATTAAAATAAAATCATTATTATATAATTTGTTAATATAATTAAAAAAAGAAAGAGTTACATTTGTTCCATTTGCAGTTGCATTAACTGGATTGTTATTAACGTCTCTTAATTCAAAACTAGATGTAGTTTTACTTGTTACAAATGAATTAGAGGGAATACCAGTTCCAGTTACTTTCATTCCATCTGAAATAAGACCAGCATTTGCATTTCCTGTGCTTGTAAAGGTAACTGTAGCATCTCCACTTGTTGTATCACAAGTAGCATCTGTAAATAAAGTAGTTGAATTTTTTACTATTATTGTTGTTGCTCTTAATAAGTGAAGTGTATTTATTGATTCAAATTCAGTATGACCAGTTTCATTACCTGAAGTTATTGTGTCTAAATTAGTTAAAATTTTACTACCATTAGGTCTATATAATTTTTCTATTTCTGTCGTATCATGAATTTTTGTTCTTTTAGGGGTACCAGTTGTAGGTGTAATATTATTAGAACCACCTGCTAGATCAACACTTTCAGTTGCTCTTATTTGCACACCAGATTCATCTCCATTATTAGCATCTTCAGCTCTTATTAAAACACCATCTGCACTTGAAATATCTACACCAATTCCACCGCCTTTAGAATTTCTATTAACACATTCAATTAATATACTATTTTGAGAAGAAACTGCGCCTTGAGCATCTACTTTTAAATGTATTCCTCTAAATGCAGATGCATGATTATTATCATTAAAAAGCAATATTGTTTTAGCTGTAGTAGCTCCAGATGTTTCAATAGTTAAATTATCAACAGAAGTTAAAGTAAATGTAGAAGCATTATCCCAATCTACTGTTGAGGTATTCCAGTCGCAAAGATCTCTTACATACATTTCATAATCTTCATTAATATCTACATCTAATGTTTGATTAGTGTTTATATTAATATCATTGCTACCAGTAGTTATTAAAGAAATAGAATTTGAACCACTTACAGTAAATGCTCCATCTGTAGTATCTATTGTAGTTTTATCTAGTGTAGTATGCCCATCTACATCTAAAGCATCTCCTATAGAAGCATCGTCAGTAGATGTAAGTTGTTCAGCTTGTACAATTCCTGAAGCTGTTACATTTACAACAGATACTATACTTTGACTTCCCATATCTAGATTACCAGTCATAGCTCTGTCTCCAGATATAAGTAAATACTGAGTATGATTATCATTACCTAAACCTGCTAAGTCACCATGATCTATAATTGCAGTCCTTGAAGATGAAGGAGCGGTGATTATATTTCTAGACTTTGGCATTTTACCAGAAGAAGCAATTGCAGTCCAATCACCATTTTCTTTTACATATTGGACTGTACCAGAACCTTCTACTCTTCTATATGCTATATCTCCCTCATGCCCTTCTCTAGCATCTGGTTTATTTACTCCAAACGTAGGTTGTTTAGACTTCTGATGTAGTAGTTTTCTTTCTTCTCTTGTTAAAGGCATTACTTAACATTCTTTAATCTGTATACAATTGTAATGTCGTTTATTTCAAAACCTGCTCCAGCAGATCCACTACCAAATTGCAATCGAATAGAATAACAACTTTTAGCATCATTATTAAATTTATATTCTGCAACTGTCCATTGAGGTTTACTTAATGCCATTGCACTAACAGCTCCAGCAACTGTGTTCAAAGATGTATCTCCATTAACAGAATAATAAACAGGAACAACACCAGCACCGTCTGATGTATAAGATACATATAGTTTATGTATTTTCTTTTTTACATGAGGTTGCCCAAAGTCAATATCTTTTGTAGCGTAAAGAAAAGAACCAGCGCTTGTAGAATCTGGATTCCATTTTAATTTTCTTTTATTACTTGAAGCAAAATATATTAAGTTTTGATCTTCATCTAAAACAAAATTAGTATTACTTCCAAAATCTAAAAAAAGTGCAAAACCTTTTATCCATGCTCTTAATACAAAATCATATGTATAAGAATCACCATTTTCATTTTTAATAAATATTTCTCTAGATCTAGGTATATATGCTATGTGAGCAGAAGACATATCTGTATCGTCAGCAGATCCATCTTCACCATCTGTTATAAATGCTTCCCAATCATCTTCACTAATTAATCTTCTTCCATCTTTTTCAAGTAAGTTTAAAACTTGCCTACCATCAAAAAAGTACACACCAAATTTATTAAACCATGCAATACCAAAATCTGTTTTAGTTACATGATAATCAAATGCGCATCCTTTACCTACTAATGTATCTTCTAAAAAATCTACATTTTCAGATACATTAATTATATATAAAGTTTTTTCTTTATATTGTAATATCCTATCAGCAAATCCTTCCAATTTAATTATGCTTTCACCATCGTTTATTGCGACATCTACACTACCAATTGTATCTGGAAATACATCAAACTTGTTTACCATACTTTTTAACATTCTATCTGGAAAGTTTTTACCATCACTTCCAGAAGGTTGTCTTATATTACCTATATAAGTTCTTCTTCCATGAACAACTGCTGTTTTAAACTTTGCATCTATATGACCTGTTGATCCACCATATCCATTAATTGTTTTAAATGTGTCTATTAAATTTGCTGTAGCAGGAGAAACTCCTTTTATAATAGCTGCTTTATTTAAAAAGTTACCACTTGTATTTGATGTATTTGCCATAGAGTAAGCCATTTCTTGACCTTCAGGTAGCCATTTTAATCCTTTGTTTACAAAGTCTATTTCACCTATTAAATAATAGTTATCATTTTCTTGAACCTTGTAATATAATCTAGATCCCGTTATTCTTTTTGATAAAGTATATGTACCACCTCCACTATTGTAAGGATTTATATAAGAATCAAAATTAAATAAAACAGATCCTCCAACTATATTTATACTATTAAAATTATAAGTTGAATCTACATCTATAAATTGCAAAGGAGTTGATTCTTGTTTTTCATCATCATATAAATAAGTATGATGGAATGTATATTCGCCAGGTTGAAATCCAGATACAGAAGGGTTTGTACCTATTACAATACCAGAAAAATAAAAATCTAATTCTGTAGTTCCTTTTCTTGGTACTGTTAATGCCCAAGAATCTAAACCTACACCAGTTGCATCTCCTTCTATAATATTTGTTAAATTACAAACAAACACATTCCAAGAATTTGCTTTTACTTCATCTGGTTGAAATTGCCAAGTTAAAGTTGTATGAGGAGAAACACCACTTTCTGTTACTCTAAAATCTATATAATCAAATTTTGCATGGTTTGTTTCATCTATCCATATTCCAAATAATATACTTTTTTCTTCTGTTAATGTTATATCAGTAGATTTAGTTATAACCATAGAAGCTGAAGAACTAGCTCCATCTATAAATATATTATTATCTCCAAATAAAGGATATACTGACATGCTACTAGTTCCATCAACATCAGCTCCTGTAGCATTAGTAATATTATAATAAGCTGCGTTACCACCTCTATAACTATTATATTGAAATCCTACTCTTAAATTAACTGAGGCAACATCTACAACATCTCCACCTAATCCTTCAGCTACATTACCAATATATTCAGATGCGCTAGAATTAACTCCATTAGTATCAGATCCAGCAGTTGGTGTAGACATTAAACAATGTCCTAACGTTGGTTTTAATATTGCTTGATTAGATTGAGCAAATCCAAGAGGATTACCAGTGGTTACAACCGAAACTGTAAACCCAGAATTACCAGCATGAGCATCGGTTTTTTCACCACTATCAATTAATGTTATAGTAACTATGTTTGTATCAGCACTTGCGCTAAATTCTGAATTAGCATTAATAGATGCAGCTACTTGAGTTGCGACTGTATTTGCGCTATCGTTTGTAGCAATACCAGTTACTTCTATATTATGAATATAACTTCCACTTCCAGTAGGTTGAGAAGTTCCACTATTATCTACATCTATCCATACTTGAGTTTTATGATTATCAGCTCCATATATATCAAAATATCTTGCATCTAAACTATCCGAACTATCAGCTACGCAAGCAACAGTTATTTTTTCAAATCTTTCTAAACTGGCATTTAAACTATCAAACCTATTTTCTTCTATATAACCAAAAAATTTATTATTAACAGTATTATCAAACTCTCCATCTCCAATTCTTAAATTACCATCGCCTACATAAAAAACAGGAAGATCGCTATCAAATGTTGTAATTGTACTATCATCAAATCCATCACTATCCGATATGTCTATTGCACTATCATTGTCATCATATAATGCTAAAAATGTTTCATTAGAAGCAGTTCCATCTAATTTTCTATCAGACTTATAAGAAAATAAACCACGATTATTTAATATAGTTGTAGCACTTCCCGTTGATATAGATGAAAAAATTCCAGATGTTTTTAATCTTCCTAATTTAGATATTTTAACATTTTGTAATTTAGATGCCTCATCGTCTTTTATATCTCTAGGGTCTGCATTACTATTTAAACCACCATGAAAACTTTCTATTTTGTAAGTTTGTTTAGGCATTTTGTTCGTACTCTATATCTTCTATAATAAGATTTTGAGCGTGTTCTGGAAGTTCACATAAAGAACAATCGTCTTCCGTAAAGTCTACTTCAGAGTTTACATCATGGTCAAATATATCTAATCTAAGTCCACCCTCAGATCCAGATATAGCACCACCATTTCTTACCCCCGATTCGTAGCGTTCCTGTACGGAATCATCCTGTTCAATATATCTCGTCTTTTCTTGCATCCTCCGCACTCCTTTATTTTTCCTCTAGTTACTGTTTTGATTGCACGACTAACTGTGTCACCAAAACCAATGTCATTACTAAATAGGTCTACACTTATTTTCTTACCCACTAGTAACCACTTCTACTTAAATTCTTTTTAATACGATTTTTCATTCTAACATTTTTAGATTTAGCCATAGCAGTTCCAACCATGTCTTGTTCTGCTTTTGCAGATGCCATAGGTTTTTGAGTTTTACCCATTTTTTTACCACCATAACTCATACACTCAGACATAGTTTTATATTTCTTACCAGGCCCTACCATCATTTTACACTTTGCTTTACTTGGCATTTTATTTTTCCTTTTTATTAATAATTAAAACTAAGTAGAATATTTTTTTTGTAAACTTTTTCCAGATTGTTTTTCCATAGTTTTTTCTAATTGATATTCAATTGCAGTTTTCTTTTTCTTTTTTCCATAAGAAGTGCAATCTTTCTCACTTTTATATCCTAATTTTTTCCAATTTTTGCATTTTGCTTTACTTGGCATTACATACCCCTTTTCATTGATTTTTGAATAGCTGCAGATCGTTTGCTTTCATAACTAGACATTTTACCATCTTTGTTAAGATCACCTTTTCTAGTTACACATTTTTTAAGTTTCATATCATACATTTTTCCTGCAGGACATTTTTTCATTTTACCTTTATGTTTCATATTGTATTTCCTTCTCATTCCTCCAGTTTTAAGATTTGTTGATCCTCCTCTGCCTGTGTCTGGAGATGCCACATCAGATAATCCAAATACGTCAGCCATTATTTCCAACTTATCCTTTTGCTACTAGTTTTCTTTTTCATAGCAGAAGTACATTGAGCCATTGTAGGTCTACAAGCAGGGTATCCTTTTCTCTTCTCGCCTTTACGTCTACCGCAAGGTTTACCAGTTTTACAATCTACCCATCCTTTACCTTGATTCCTTGAGAACCATTTCTTTAGACCTTCTTTTGCCATTATTTCTTTTTAGAATGTGGAGCCATCTGCACTTTAAAAGAAGCAGTTAGGCTAGCACCTTTATGTGCTTTATATCCACCTCTAGGATTCTTCATAAGTTTTACACCTTTACCAGATTTCATCCAATGATAACCTTTAGGCGCTCTTACACTTTTATTCATGACTTTTTCCTTTTCTTACTTGAATTACCCCAATTAGCAGCTCCTACTTTTCTACACTTAACAAGAGCTCCTGAAGCATAAGCAGAAGGCCATACCTTATACCTTGCTTTTACTTTATGATAACAAGCATCTTTCTTAGCCATTTAACACCTCCATCTTCTTCTAGCCGCACATATTCTTTTATCTGGAGTCTTTGAGCAATTAATACCATGCATCCTCATTTGACCTGCAGATCTACTACAATACGACTTTCTTCTTTTAGCAGACTTACTACCAGGCTTTACTTTTCCTGTAACTGCTGTTTTTAGTTTAGAACCGGGATTCATTCTTCTATAAGCTGCTACACCAGCTCTGGTCATTCCTGCTCCAGATTTAGTAGAACGAAAGTTCTTTTTATTTTTTGTTGGCATATTTCCTTGCTTACGAGCCATTTTATAATCCCATCCTTATTAATACTTTTTCTAACTTATCTCTTAATGCTTCTAATTCTTCATATATAAATTCTATATGCTTTTCACATTCACAAGACTTTTTAGATTGTTTTTTAGCTGCTGGCATTACAACGACTTCTTCATTCTACGTTTTTTTCTTGATACAAAATTCCCTTTAGAATCTAAATTTGGGCCAGAATAATTTTCAGAACTTGGATTATCTTGGTTTCTTGTTCTTAATTTTTTTTCATAAGAAGTATTTGCCTTAACGCATTTTTTTAATTTTTGATTATATACTTGACCAACACCACAACCAGCTTTTTTACCTTTTTTTTGTGCCATTTTATTTACCTTTATACACCAATTTTTTTAAGCAATACACTTTTGATAACTTTCCAAAGTGCCTCAAGTATTTTTTGTTCTGTATTCTCTGAAATGATAGGTATATCAACTGCTTTATTAATTTCAGCAATTATCTCTGCCCCATTTTCATCTGACAATAAGTCGTCTGCTATTAGTTTTGCTAACATATTAGCTCTCCTTTATTTTCTTTGTTTTTAAATATAAATAGTAAATTTGTACTGCAAACATTATACACATAAGCACACCAGATAATAAATCTGTCCAATAAACAATTCCTAAACTTGTACTTAATCCTGTTACCTTTAAGCTATCCATTAATTTACACTATCTGCTTGTGATTTAGATCCTTGACCTGCACTAAAATATGATATTGTATTTTGCATCTGTTCTTGTTCCATTTGTTTTTTCAATACGATTGAATATAATAAATCTAGATGTTTTAATAAAGAATCTATTTGAGGTACTTCTACAACTAAAGAATTTGGATCTTTCTTTTCGTATTGATTGTTATATATATCCATTAATGTGTGCATTAGTGCTTGCCATTTATCCTGCTAAGAGATCCATCTATTCTAGATACTTGATTATCTAAATCATTTATTTCTTTTGTCAATGCATCAAACTTACGATCTAATTTATCATCTGATTGATTCCACCTGTTAATAAGTTTTATAATCATACCTTCCATATTCTGTAATGTTTCTGATTGACCTTTATTTTCAATTTTTAAATTTTCTAATTGTTCTTGTTGTCTTGCAGATTTATTGCTAAGAGATACAACTAAATATACGAACATAGCACCCACTACTCCAATCATTCCTGCTTCGCCATATATTGCTAAAAAATCCATTATTTCTTTTTTCTTTTACCCCAACTTAATGGGTTTATATTAAATTCTTTTTCGTAAAAAGCTACTTTATCTGCTAGTTCTTGTCTTTGAGCTCTTTCTTCCACAATATGTTTACTAAGTAAGTCTGCAATTTGTTCATTTGCATCACCCATTTTATTTTCAAGATTTGAAATCCTTGTTTCAATTTGCCAATAACCATATACCAACATTGCGATAAGAACTCCAATCTGACCCAACCATTTAAGGTTAATGCTAACAATGGCGTTATCGTCAAGAATAGTAGTCCTGTAACTTCTAGCGGTATCTGGCTTTGCACTCACTTTACCTCGACTTTTTCCCAATCATTGTGTAGATAACACCAATTAGAATAACTAGACAAACGACCATGATACCAATGTGTAATGCTATCAGCATCAACTATTTCGGTAAATACTGTGTTTGTAAGTGTATCTTGTGGTGTCAGGGGAATGTTTCCTACTATCCATCCCTGACTGCAACTTGGTATTCCTGACATAATTAACAGGAATGCCGTAACTCGTACTAACAACTTTAAAATCTCCGTTCTTTAATATTTTAATTGTTTTATTCATAACACCATCCACCAAGCTATACCAGTTTCTACTACTATATCAGCCATAGTGTTATATGCCCACGCTTTTTTGGTTCCATATGTTTCCTCATCACCTTCTATAATCCATTCAAATACTTCCCATAATACGCCTATAATAAATACACCCATCACACACCAAAAGTCTGTCCAACTCAACCATTGAAATATTTTACATAAAAAAGCTCCAGCGGCTAAGTGATAAGCAGTCCATCCATCTAATTGTCCAGTTCTGTATTGCCATGATACTAATGTTGCTAAAGGATTTTTCATATTTCTTTTATAACGTTATTAACTAATTCGTGCTTACCTATTAACATTCTTCCTGTACCACCACCATGTTCATCATCACATTTATCAACATAAGCTTGTTCAATTGTATCCCAACTATCACTTCTTTTTATAATTTCACCATTAAATGTTAAAAAGTATTTATATCTAGAAGGATAAGTCAGGGTCTCTATTGTACCATCTGGGTATTTCTTTGTACGAGTAGAACTAGGAGTTGTATTTCTATATAACTTTAGATCGTGACCCTGAGAACTTTTCCTTATCAGCATTTACTTGTCCTCTGATTCATCTTCTTTAGATAAAGACTCTTTAAGTATATTAACAAATGCATTATGCCCAACTGATAGCTGTTCAGCAACAAATTGATTTGTTCTCTGCTTATTTTGTATATCATTAAGATGATTTACCATTAGTTTTTGCTCATCAGTCATATCCTCAATGATATATTCTTTATCATCTAAGGTCAAGACTGGCTTCTGTTCTTTTTGTTTTTTAGCCATTATTGACTCCTTGTTTGTTAATTAATCTTCTTTCTTACTATCTGCCCACGCTTTCTTTATTTCATCTGTCCACAAAGCACTAGCAAGTGCTTTTAATTCATCGCTTTCACCACTTACATCCATATCTGGTGTTAATACCTTTCTATGATACTTGTAAGAGATTTCTGCACCATCTTCCATGATGGATGTTTTAGTGCGTACTTGAATATGTTTGTACTCTGTACGAACTTCATAATCATCTTTTTTTACTTTTGATAAAGCCATATTATTTTTCCTTTTTAATTATCCAATTAAACTTGATATGTTACTGATAAGTATAAATCGTTTCCATTTTGCAAAGCATCAGCAGAATCATCTGCTAATGCAGTTCCATCTCCCAAATAAACTCTTGCACCTCCCTCGCTTTCAATTCCAATTACAACAAAATCACTTACATTTGCAGTACTTCCAGTAACAGCAACAGAACCTGTAAACCTTTTAGATTCATGTGTTCCATCTCCAATAGTAAAAGGTAAACCAATAGTAAAAAAACCATCTGGGCTACTAACTGATGAAATGTCTACTTTAAAATTTACATGAACTACGTTTCCTACTTTTGTATAGTTGCCTGTATTTTGACTAGAATTAACAGTGATTGTTCCACTTGTACTTGGTGTCATTGTTACTGTGTATGTACCTTCCTCATAATTATCCAATGTATTGACATCTGCACTATGGTCGGTAGCGGCATCATCTGGAAAATTTATTCCATTTGCATAGATTGTAGCTCCACTATCTTGCGCCATATAAACAGCAGTTACAGAAGCATTACCAAGAGTTACTGAATTATCTGCTACTGCTACAGTTGTTCTTCCAATAGCTGATCTATTAATTGCTCCTGAAGCCCCAGCGGATGCTTCACTACCTATAATTGTATTAGCTTGACCAGTGTCAATATCCCCAGATCCTGTTTCACCAGATTCAAAACCAACAAGGACATTATTCTGTCCTGAAGTTATTGATGCTCCTGCTTCTGAACCCAGACATACATTTTGACCTCCTGTCGTAACAGCCAACAATGCATCTGCTCCCACTGCTGTATTGTCTGAATGGTGATTAGTTTCAACACCCTTCATCGCTCTATACCCTAAAGCAGTATTTTTTGTTCCTGTACCTTGATTCATAGAAGCTTGGTAGCCTACAGCACTATTTCCTGTATGGCTTGAAGCATTTTTATTTTGCACTTGCAAAGCACTATAACCAACTGCTACACAGGCATCAGTACCAACTTCTGTATTAAGTGCATTATGTCCTAATGCTACAGAATATCTCAAACCTGTTGATGAATTTCCTGCCAACTTCCCAAAAATAGTATTATCTGTACCACCACTATCATTATTACTTAGTGAGACTCTGGAGTTATCATCAAGTATCATTCTCGTGCCATTAGCTGAACCAGTTTTAAAAACTAATGAGCCACCAATACTTCCATCGCTTACGCTACCATCATCAACCTTACCTCTAATACTTGCAACAGATTCATAACTATTTCCATCTGAACCTTGAAATGTTATATCTCCGACTTCATCATTATCATTTATAGCAGTATGGTTTCCAATAGTAGTATTTCTACTTTGCCTTAATCGAATAGATGAACCACTTGCACCAGCAACATGAGAATCTATTATCATTTGAGCTTCACCAGATTTTGCTATATGAAGTTCTTTTGATGGCGATATTCCAATACCGACTAATCCAGATTCAAGCCTTAAAGTTTCTGTTAATGTACCAGCTTTCATTGTTGAGAAAACTATGTTTCCATCTTCACTACCATCTGACACATCAGTTGATTTTGAGTTCATTCTTCCAAATACAGTTCTATTTGCACCGCTATCATTACCCTCAAAGTCTATTTGACCAAGAAAATCATTATCAGCTTCATCAGAAGTGTTTTTATAAAAATTTATCTGCCCCGGTAAATTATTAGCATTCGTATTTTCCAATAAAAGAACAGGTGTAGCAGATGCAGAACTTGATGAAATGTGCAAAGCCTCTGAAGGACTTGTAGCTCCAATACCGACATTACCTCTAAAAATAGCACTTTGATCATCTCCACCTAATGTAAGAGTAGCTCCTACTGTACTCATTACATCAGTAGAAGTATTATCTTGTGTAAAAAAGTCTAGCCTTGTTGGAGCATCTGTGTTACTACTAGCAGTTTGAAAGTTATCTGTTACTGTAGCAACAATTTTAGCACCTATGTCTATCCCAGTAGCAGTCGCATCATCAGCCCCAAATTGAATTGTACCCAATACATCATTATTTTGTAACTCTGTATCTGTAGTTTTAAAACTTAAAAATCCACCTCCAGCTTGTTCTAACTCAAGCTGATAGTCTGGTGAGCTAGTTCCAATACCTACATTACCAGAGTCATCTATCCTCATTTTTTCATTTGAATTAACCTCAAATGCTATTTCTCCTGTACTTGTTTGGGCATTTAAAACAACTGTATCATCATTGTTTGTAGTGGCTTGTGTTTCTATTAACAAACCTCTACCATCTTGACCAGAAAACATAGCATGGACACTATTTACTGCGCTTCTTACATCAAGCTTTTGTGTGGGCGCCGCAACATTTATACCAACATTCCCAGAGCTATCTATCCTCATACGTTCAGTAGCGGCCGCTGATGTGTTTGTAGAAAAAACTAAAGCAGTAGAATTATTGTCAGCCGCAAAAGTAGCCTCAGCTTCACCGGCTATTGAAGCTCCTACCAACCGAGAGTCGCTTCCATCTGCCTCACTAGCGGCTAAAAACTCTATCCTTCCAAGTTGGTCATTATCAACTATAGTTGTTTCAGAAGTTGTTAATTGTAACGTTCCTGCTGGTGTAGCACCTGTTCCAGTAGAACCTAATATTTGGACTATTCCTTGTATCTGTTCATCGAATGTATTAGTAGCACTACCCTGTACAGTTAAATCTCCTGTAATCGTAACATCACCTGAAATAGTATTGCTACCAGATAAAGATACATTTAAACTATTAGTAGAATTATTTAATACTGCATTTAATGTTTCTTTTGATGTTTGTGATTGGAGTCCTATTGTGTCACCTGAAGAATCGGTATACACTTTATTCAACACTTCTTGTGTTGTAAACTTTCTTAAGTTATCTGCCATAACTTTACCTATATATTATCCACCCCCACCGCCACTAAGGCATTACTAAACTATTTTACAGCAAAAGCAGATATAGGAGATGCAACAGAAATTATCCTTTTATTGCTTTCGTTGTCTGCTAATTTACCATAAAATTCTTTCATAAAATATTCTTTTTTATCTATTTCACCATTTCTTTCTGCCATCATAGCTTTACAATAATCTACAACTGCTAATGATAACATCTTATTTAAATTTATATGAGATGTAGAATCTGGACTTGTTACCTCTTTAGGTATTTGTTGTATTGTAATACGTTGAGCAGCTGATTCATCTACTAAAGATTCACTAGTTACTATATTAGGAGAACCTGAACCAGAAAAACTTGCTATAGTATAGTCTCCATCATTACTAGAAGATCCTCTTACTCTTATTTTATCTCCTACTTCAAATCCAGAAGAAACCCAAACATCCGCCGATGTTGTAATAAATTTACTAGATGCAGTAAAACTAATAGATGTACTACTAGCATATGCTAATGTTGTTTCTAATGATTCTGCAATAAAAGGTTCATTTACCCTAGTATATTCTACTCGTAATCCATTTGCTATATCTTCATCTGGATATACAAGTTCATTATCATAAGATTGCAATACTCCACTTTGAGTAATCCTATCTGAATTTCTACTTCCTAATAACTTATATAGAAGAAGTTCTCTTCCTCTTAAATAATAAAAATAATCTTTATCTACATAACTACTCATGGAGATGTATCCTCAACTATGTAATGTGGTTGGTTTGATAGTCTTTTAATTTTTTTATATTTACTATCACTAGTATCTAATACACTAACACTTTCTATTGCTATTAGATCTCTAGGCAATATATACACATTATCATTTGAATCATGTGCATCTATTATATCTTGTTTATTTACATCTAATTTTTCTTTTGTATTACTTTGGATAAGATGTATTGCATCTTTTATGTATGCTATTGCAAGAGTTTCTTCTCTCATTCCTGTTCTTTCCATTAATTCTAATACTGTCACTATCTAGCTCCTTGCATTGCCATAGCTGTTGCTAATGTTTTAGGGTTATTTTCTATATAAGACTTTATTTCAGCTAATGCTAAGTTATAATGTTGTTGAGACAATTGACCAAAATGTGTTCTTTCGCCTATTTGTGCTTGTATTGTTTGTATTCTTGCCATCAACATTTCACTATCTTCTTCTGTTTCTATCCAATGTTCTGTACCAAATCCTTCCGTAGAAAATGATAAAGTTGTATTTGTAGCTGCTGAAGTAGCTGCATTAGATAATTCAAAAGATGTACTACTATTTATTATTTGAACATATGTTCCTGCAGGGATATTATCATTAGAAACTTCTAACCCTACTACAATACTTGCATTTGCATCGTGAGCTACAGTTGTACTATTTAAAGTTAAATCACAAGTAGAATCTTTAAAAAATGTAGAGTATTGTTCATATTTACCTTGTAACTCTTCTCTCATCATTAACTTTGCAAATTCTTTAAAACAAGCATAATTAATTACTACATTTCTTAAATCTGAATCATCATCTATTTTTGTATGATCTATATATAATGCTTTTGCTGTTTCACTATTAGTAGGAGTAGGTTTTACTATTATAACAGAACCTTTATCTGTTACTGCATTATCAAAATAATATTTAGGAAATTTTGAAGTTGCTACCTTTAAACTACCTGAATTAGCTTCTATAAATGCAGAATCCTCTCTTGATACTTCTTGAGCACTAAATCCATTTCTAGAAACACTTAATATTCCATCGGTAGCAATAGGAACTACAATATTTCCACTTGCATTTCCACCATCACTACTTGGATCTGTAAACTTAGAAGCCCACTTTAATAAATTTTTTGGAATATTTGCTACTACGAATTTTTGTGCGGATACTATAAAATTAGCATCCGCTGTAGTAACTCCAGTTATTCCTTGTATTTCACTTGCTATTGTTGTTGTTGCCATATTTTACTTTTATATACAGGGGAGCCGAAACTCCCCCATATATTGTTTATTTGTTAGACAGTTGAAAAAGCAATTCCATCATTTCCACTACCAAGAGCTCGAGCATCTATTTCAACCATATATTCACCTTCGCCTACTACAGTTGCTGTAAGAGATGAATTTTCACCCCATGCAGAATTTGTATTAGCTCCAGTTATTGTGATTGTATTATTTGCTTCCGCTGGTCGGAACTCATCAATTGCAACTCCTAATGCATAACTATTAGCAGCCCATGTATTGCTAGAACCTGCTGATATTGTAAGAACACCACTTGCAACTAAATCTACTCTTTGCAAGATTTTAATCTGCTTACCAATATCATCTTTTCCAACACTAGCAGGTAAGGTAACTGTTTTAGCAGCTCCATCAAGAAGACACCAAAAAGTTTTACCAAATGCACTAGAATCTAAAGCTACAGCAGCTGTAGAGTCAGCAAGGTCAGCCCCCGCATGTTGTCCATAACCACCATTACCAGCTTTAAGTAATCCAGCACCATCTTTATTTTGACCATATAAAGGTACATTTTTTGCCATGATTTACCCCCTATTTCCAGACAGCATGTGCTTCGGGCATCCGAAACTCCATACCGGCTTCAGTTTGAATTAAATCAACCCTACGGTCAACACCACTATTCTCAAGAGTTTGAACTCCAACATATACTGCAGTATCACGATTCAATCCGTTACCTACCAATGGTCGGTATGCACATTGAGCCATATTCATAGCAAGTATTTTAACTGGAGATCCATCAAGATGAACATTACGAACAAGATTCATAACACCATAAGGAGTATAAACTTGTGTAACATCTAATCCATAGACACCCTTACGACCTGCAATTTGGAAATCAGCTCTTCCAGCTCCATCACTTACACCAGCAACTTTCTGAACATTAGCTGAAAAGTATCCACTTAGTTTATGCATCCAATTGTAAGTATCAGTTGAACACATGAACAATGTAGCATTTGCATTATTGTAACGAGGATCTAAGAATTGAGACATATCATCAAGAAAGTCATCCTGAGACTTTGTACCAGTTCCACCAATACCAGAACCATCAAAGATGTTACCATAATTAGTAACAAAACTGATTGCACCTTCTGTATATTGAACGCCATCCACTTCTGCTTGAGATCCAAATAATAACGCTGTTTCGATGTCATACTTATGCTCGATTAACTTTGTTCTCCAAATTCTTGCAAATTCGTTAGGTTCATACTTAAGAACAGTTGCTCTTGTAGTATTATCCATTGCCATTGCAGTTTTGAAGATCTGAGTTAATCCTACAGCACTTGAGTAAGGTTGATCTTTCCAAGATTCTGGGTATCCAGATCCTTGAGAATGAGCAGTTCCCACAACGTAAGATCTAATTGGTTCAAGTCCAGTTGCTATATTTTGATTGTATACTAATTCACCACCAGCGTCTCTATCTGCAGTCGCATCAGTAGCACCAGGCGTAAAATTATTAGTTAAGAAAGAAGCAAGTTCATTACCTGCGCTATCAAACTTAACAATCTTACCAGAAAGTTTTACGCATTCTTTACCATCTTTAGTAAGACCATCAGTAACACTATCAACTTTCATTAAATGATAACCGTCTGCGACACCATCAGTTGTTGAAGCTATTGGAATTTTAACTACTTGACCGGGTAGGAAAAAAGTAGGTCTTGTTCCACTTGCACCAACATCAACTTTAGTAGCTGATTGACCATGAATACTAGTAATATTACCAGCAGATTTATAGTCTGAAGCCATGTAAAGTTCAACTGATTGACCAGCTGCTGATACAGCCGCTCCTGCGTTTGATTGATCTAATTCAGAATCTGCAAATTCATCAGATCCATTAGAAACGAATCCCATAACATATGCATATCTTTTGTGATACGAATGTCTCTGTTCAGTAAATTTGAACTGAGGATCATCCGTAGGTTTTTTTGCGACTTGTGATACAAATCGGAAGAAAGGGTCTTGCGCTATTGATAGTTCAGAAATCCTATCCCCAAAGTTATATCGCCGCCTGAGATCTCCTGTGCCGGGTACAGATGTTCCACTGTGTCCAGCATCTGGAGACGCTCCATATGTTTCCATTCCGAAAACATCAGCCATAATTGCCTCACTTTTGGTTTACGGCTGACAGTATATTATTTTAGATACTGAAAGCCTTTTCTATTTCACTACCAGAACCTAAAATTGTATCAAAAACCCTATCATCAGATGACTTTTCAACTGGTGTGCTTCCTTGCGTTGCAAGTGTAGCAGGTTGTTGTTGAACTTCTCTCATCTTATTATGAATCTCTTGTCTAGCGTTATCAGCTATCTGCTCATCCCTATTCTTACGATTCATTAAGTAATATATGTCTTCAAGTTCTAAAGACTTAGATTTTGCAAATTCAGTAAAATTCCTCCATTCATCCTCAGACATATTCATCTTTTGTTTGAATTGAGCCTCTTTAGCCATTTTTGCATTTTCTTGCTTTTGACTTTGTAAGACATTAGAAAGACGACGTTGGACTACTCCATCAATCGTTGCTCCTAATACTTTTGCAGAATCAGAATCGGGTTTGCCGAAAGCCTCTTCAGCATCGAAAACAAAATCTTCATCTAGATTTAATTGTTGATTCAATGTTTCAGGGGTCTGGCCTCCACCCTCAAAGTAATTTCTAACATGAGAAATTAAGTTAGGGTCTTCTCGCATAGCATCTAGTATAGGCATATAAGGTTCTAATTCTTTTAACTTAGAATTAAGTCTTTTTGCTTCTCTACTAGAATCACTATACCTTTTTTGTAAAGTATCCAAATTATTATCTGGTACTTCATTCTGAACTTCTACATTAGGGCTCGTCTGCGTGTTACCGCTTTGTTCCGAGGTTGGTTGCGAAGGTTCTAATATGCCACCATTGACTTGGTTATCTAAAGATTCAAAGAAATCATTAGACGACATTCCCATGACAGCATCTTGTACGCTTTTACTTTCGGGGGCCTGATTGGCGTTACCTACTTGTTCTGACATACTTTCTCCTATTTTAAGGTTGTTTTAATTTAGCAGTTATAAAATCTAAAATGCAAGTGCTAAGATTGCTCGTTATCACGCACATCTTCTCTCGTTGATTTCATATCAGACTGCATTTGATCTCTCATTTTCTGAAACTCAACTTTTAACATTCCTCTAAGAAGTTTTTGTTGCGCTTCAGTTTGGAGAACATCTTTTCGTATTTCGTTATTAGCATCTCCTACTTTCATTTTAATACCTGCTTGTACTAATTGACGTTGTAGTGTTTCTATTGTACCATCTCTTTCTTTTACTAATTCTTGTACAGATTGCAATTGACCTTGCATTTGTGAAAGCATAGATTTTCTTTCTACGATTTTTTCTTTATTTCGTATATCTGTTTCAGATAACATTGCAATATCGTCAATTAATCCAGCTTGATACCATCTAAAGTATTCTTCTAGTAATGCCCATCTATTTAATGGTAAAGTTGCACCAGCAATAATTCTTACATCAAATCTTGCAGTTGCATAATCTTTATATTTACCTATTGCTTTTCCATAATCATTGTATAGATTTACATTGATTCTTACTTCTTTTTCTTTTTGATCTCCACCTTCAGGTTGAACAATCCTAAATACTTTTTCTATTGTATAATGTTTTTGAGCCATCATTTTAAACACACGACCTACATGCTCTAAAGCTGGTTCAGCAATACTATTCATCCATGCTTTTAATCTTCTTGTTCCAAATTCATCATTTGCAAGTAATCCTCTATATGTTTCCGCTTGATCTTGAGAGAATCCCATCATTGCAGAAGGTACACC